GTTCGGGCAGCGCTCGATCCGTGTGTGGTACGACTCGGGAAACGCGGACTTTCCGTTTGCGCCGATCGACGGGGCGACGATCGATCAGGGCACGATGGCCCCGTGGTCGGTAACGAAAATCGACCGGAGACTGTACTGGCTGGGGATGGACGAGTACGGCTACGGGCGCGTGTTTCGCACCGAAGGCTACACGCCGGTGCCGGTCAGCAACCAGGCGATCGAGTTCTTGATTAAGGGCTACCTGGACCTGGGGACCGATCAAACCATCACCGGCTCGGGATATACCGAGAACGGCCATACGTTCTATGTGCTGAGCTTTCCGCGAGCGAAGGCGTGTTTGGTGTACAACCTCACGACCAACATGTGGCACGAACGGGCACGCTGGAACTCGGACCACTGGGAGCAGTGGAGAGGCGGGGGATTCCATGCGTTCTGCTTCAACAAACACCTGGTGGCACGGACTTCCGAGGCACCGTTTCCCGATGGCGACCACACCCGGATCTACGAGCAAGGCGTGCATCTGTACGGTGACGATGGCAACCGCATCCGCCGGTATCGGGCCGCGCCTTATACGCAAGCGGATCAGCAGTGGCTGTTCCACCATTACCTGAGGTTGCTGACTAGCGGATCTAGTGCGGTGACGATGCGATATCTCGGGGACGACGGCACAACGTGGTCGCAGGAACGAACCGTCGCTCCGTTTAAGCACGAGATCAAGTACCGCAGATTAGGCAGAGCACGGGATCGGATGTACGAACTATACCTGCTTGACTCGCTATCGGGAGCCCAGGGAATCATTGAAGGCTACTTGCACCTGGCCGATCCCCCGCAAGCTGCAGCAACGGTGGCGCGTTAATGCGGCGTTTCGGGGGGATGACCCGGCCCGAACGGTTCGCAGCGTCCACGCAACAGATATCTCCGCTGCCGATCCCGCTGCCGCTGCAGAACGAGGTGGTTGACGAACGGCGCTTATTGACCGTGCCGTGGGTTTCTCTCTTTCAGTGGGTCCTGAATATCGGCACCCGCACCTTTGTTACCGGGACCCACGCTGAAAGAGTCGATCCGGACGGCCCCTACGATCCTGCGAACTTCCGCCCCGGCACCTGGTTCTGGGAGTCGGACCGCACGGTGCTGTATCAGGTGCGAATCGTCCCGGTCATACCGGCCACGGTGCCGCCTTCGGTAGCCCCGCAGTGGGTGTACGTCCTCGGGACGATGGAAGCCCCGCTGGCTTCGATGCCCACGGACTTAGGCCCGTACGATGCCAGGTTCCAATTCGACGCCACCGATACCGGGCAGTCCTTCTTCTGGGACGGGACCGACTGGATAGATATCACCGCTTACCCGGTGACCCTCTATGGCACACATGCGGAGCGTCTGGCAGCACCGGTAGATGCGTTGGGAGATGGCGCGTTCTGGTGCGAGATCGACCGCAGCAACGTGCTCTACCAGCTCCAGGCCGGCATCTGGTGGTACGTGTCGGGAACCATGTTCGGGACGATGGTCCCGGATGAGCGCCCAGCGGATCTAGGTATCCATGAGGGCGGATTCGAGTTCCGCACCAGCGATTTCCCGGCCCGGCACTTTATCTGGTCGCAGACCGCCTGGGTCGAGGTCACGCCGGCAACCGCTACCGTCCTGTTTGCCCGCGCCAATGCAGCCCTCGGACTGACGACAACCCCGCAGACCGTTGCCGGCACCTCACTCGTCCTGCCGAACGCCGGGAAGTATCTGATCTCGGCTGTTTACTACTTTAATTTCCAGTCCGCGGATCAGGGGCAAACTTTGGTGGGCGGGTTCAGCGGGAGCGCTGTGGGTGTGGCGGCTCTGACTGTAGCGGCGACAGCGACCACGGTGGCGACCACGATCGGGCAGCAGTGGCTGTACACGTCGTCCGCAGGCGCTACGGTGTTTCTCTCGGCGTATAAGACCGGTGGGCCAGGGGGCAGCACGGTGGGCGCCGACCACACCACGATCAGCGCTGTCTGGCTGGGCGTGTAAGCGAAAAGAAAAAGGAGATTTCTATGGGCGCATGGTTGATGGCAGGTTCGGGACTACTCAAGGCAGGGGGGGCGTTTCTCGGTAGCCGCGCACTGAGCGGAGGCATCAAGCGGGCAGGCACCGAGCTCTATCAGTCGCGGCAGCGCGAAGCGGCTAATGCCTTGCAGATGCCGGAGACGATCAACCCGGGAATTGCCGAGGCTTACAGCAACGCAGGGCAGGGCTACAGCACGGTGGCCAACCGCAGCGCGGACGACCTTGGAGCGCTGGCACGCGGGGGTGCCGAAGGCGTACGGAACGCAGCCACCAGCGCCAACGAGTACCTTAACCCCTATGTGCAGGGCGGGCAGCAGGCGTTTCAGACGCTGAGCCAGTTAGCCGCGGCGCCGGAGGAGAAGTTTAACTTCCAGTTCTCCCAGGATGACCCGAGCTATCAGTTCCGGATGAACGAGGGGCAGAAGGCGATCGAGCGTAGTGCGGCCGCGAGAGGGATCGGACAGACCGGCGGCACCATGAAAGCCCTCACCCGGTACGGGCAGGATGCGGCGAGCCAGGAATACCAGAGCGCGTACAACCGTGCATTATCCACGTTCGGGGCGAACCAGGGGGCTCGCCAGCAACGCGTGGGCACGCTCTCCGGGCTGGCCGGCTTCGGTTCCACCGCGGCGCAGGCTTCGGGACAGAACCTGTACAACTCGGCCGTATATGGTGGCAATGCCGGGATACAGGCGGCTAATGTCGGCGGCAACTGGCGCAACAACGCTGCGTTGCAGGAAGGCAACTATGGCGTCGACTCTGCAAACCGGCAGGCCGATATCGGTATGAAATACGGGGACCTGGCGCGACAGTTACGGCTATCGGGAGACGAAGCTACCGCGCAGTCGATCCTCGCCAACGCGGGAGTGGGAGCGGGTATGTGGCAGGGACTTGGAACCTCTCTCGGCAGTATGTTGGGAGAGTACGGACAAAGCCAGGGCGGCTGGGGCGGTGGCTTTGGTAGCGTTTTTGGAGGTGGCGGAAGGCAAGGCGGCACCTATGACTACGCCACTGGAACCTGGAGGAGGCCGGCGTAATGGGCGGAAATATCTTCTCCAACTTAAAGCTGCCGGAGTACCCGGATTTCACCGGGGACCGGGCACGCTACGAGGCCCTGAAGCACGCCGAGCTGCAGCGTAAACTGCAGACCCAGCAAGCGCTGATGCAACAGGCCGAGTTCGGGCACAAACAGAAGGAGTGGCAGCGGCAGGAGGACTGGCAGGCAGCGCTCGGCAGCAACCCCCTGGTAGATCCCGAGACCGGCCAGATCCACCCTACAACGCTCAAGACGCTAGTAGGTATCGATGCCCCGAAAGCGCTCGCCCTAAGCCAGAGCATTGATACTTCGCGAGAAGCCCGGCTCAAGTCCGAGGCCGCGGCTCAGGCCAGACTCGAGCACCAGCAGCAACTGGCGCTGCACGATATCGATGCCGGGATGCAGATCGCAGACCCCCAGGAGCGGCTCACGTATGTGATGCAAAACTGGGAGCGCTATAAAAAACTCAAAGTGCTCACCGATGACGAGCATGAGGAGCTCGCACGCACTGGGCTGACAGTGCCGCTGCACGACCGGATGGCGACACGTCTGTTGGGGGCGGATAAGTTCAACGAGTACCAAACGAAGGCCCTCACTCTGGCGGAAGCCCAGAAGAAGGCAGCGTCGGAAGCCATCACCCGGCCGGCAGAAGAGCAGAAGAAACTGCTCGAAGCGGACCTGGCCACCCGCAAAAAAGCAGCGGTGCAAATGTTCGGGGCCACCAGCCAGGAGGAGTGGGACAAGGCCCGCAACACGCTGCCCGAAGACGTACGTCCGCTGGTGCCGGCAGAGTTCAACCAGAAGAACCGCTACAAAGCTTTAACGTTGGGGCAGACTCCCACTGAGATCCTGGCCCAGGAGCAGCGAACGGTCCCGGATACCCTGGACAAGCTGAACTGGTGGCTGGCACAGCCGAATCGGACCGAGGAAGAGAAGCGGGTGGGCCTTGCTGCCAAGCAGGGGATGATCGCATCCAAGGTCGCCACTCAGCAGGACCGGCTCCTGAACCCTGCGGAGTTCGCCCAGGCGCTCGAGCTCGCCACCGCGAAATCGAAAGCGCTGCAGGAGGGCAAGCCGCCAACGCAAGGCGAGGAACTGCTGGCGGGCTATGCGGCGCGGGTGAAGCAGGCGAATCAGGGCTTTGAGACTCTGACCATGGGCGGCAAAGAGATGGTCTGGAACAAGCTCACGCCCAACTTCCTGAACACCGAAGCGGGGCAGGTCTTCGCCCAGAACGAGCGCAACTTCATCAACTCCGTTTTACGCCGGGAGTCGGGCGCAGCTATTTCTCCCCCTGAGTTTACGAGCGCCCGGGCACAATACATTCCGCAACCGGGCGATTCACCGGCAGTGCTTGAAAAAAAACGCCGGAACCGGCTGATCGTGCAGCAGAGTCTGATCCGTGGTTCCGGGCGTGCTTATGTAGACCCAGACGAACTGTTGCGGCAGGCAGGAGTAGACCCGGCTACGCTTACGCCAGGAGAACCGGCGCCTGCTGCGGCCCCAGGCACTATTCCGTCTCCGTTGCTGAGCGGTGGAAAGCCTTCCCCCCTTACACCTCAAGGAAGCAGGAGCGGAAAGGCGCCGGTCCGCTGGGGTAAGGATGCGAACGGCAATCCTGTGAGGTTAAACTGATGCCCAAGCAAATCGAGTATGAAGGCGAAGTTCACGAGTTTCCCGATGACTTCACAGACGTGGATATCGCTAGAGCCTTGAAGAGCTATCAAGCAGCGCCTCAGCCGCAACAAGATGCCGCCGCTCCCGGTAAACATGATGGACTTGTAGACTCCGCGATGACCTCGTTAGGTTCCTGGTGGGACAAGGTAAACCCGGTAGCGCAGATACAGGGCTTATCCGAAGCGGTAAATCATCCGGTGGCCGCGGGGAAAGCAATGCTGGATGCGCAGGGACAACTCGCCATGCAGGCGAAGGAATCCTTCGAGAAGGGCGATTATGCGAAGGGCTTGCGGCAGTCGCTGCACTACCTGATTCCCGTTCTCGGTCCCGAGATGGAAGCCGCATCCCGGAAATTCGAGGAAGGCAAGACCGCGGAAGGGGTGGGGGAAACGCTCGGTATCGGGACGAACATCGTGGCCCCGGCGGCGATAGCAAAGATTCGCGGTGTGCCGTTGCTACCGAAGCTACAGAACCTGAATCCCGCAGAGCAGGCGGCGATCGAGTTCGCGCAACAGCGCGGTATCCCGGTGCCGGCAGGGGCGGCTACAGGCAACAAGTTTGTTAAAGGCGCACAGCAACTGACATCAGCCACTCCCGGCGGGTCGGTAGTGGGCGGGATCATGGAGCGGGGGACGACACGCGGCCTACAACGGGTGGCAGGCGAACTGGCAGACCAGGC